GCCGGCACGTTTTACGCCTGTGCTAGGCGTTGAATGGTTGTAATCAAGCGTTCAGTATTCCAACAAGTTTCGACCAACGTTTGCTAACGTGGGAGACATCATTTCACTCAAAACGCGGATACCATGTTGTTTGACCAAATTCCCAGCACTCGTGCCAAGGGAACTTAAGACGTCAGTAAAGACACCCTTAAAGTTAAAATCATTTAACGGTTCACTAGCTGCAGCATTTGTGACAACTGACATGACTTTGGAATAACCATCCATGTCAGTGCCAGTGCTCGAGGACCCAGTCGTGGGAGTTCCTACGTATTCACAGTGGCAATAAGCCTCTATGTCGTAAACATCACCAGCGGTTCCTGAAGCAAAAAGTAGCATGCAACCAGAGCTTCCAGCAGCGGAAGCGGTATACTCTGTCTCAACTCGATTCCTTGGGCCGCTCCACTTAACAGTGTGCCATTGGCCTTCAGGCATTGGACGTTCATTCAGTCCATTGATATCAGATGAGAAGATCGAAAAATTAGATGAAACTAAAGAGTTATGATCAGGTTCTTCCAAACACAAAACAGTCCCGTTGCGACCAGCTTCTGTACCTGCATACCTAACTTTCACCAACCCAGCTACAAATCGACCTGTTAAAGGGTTCGCGGGATTTGTCAACTGGGCTGACGTAAACGGCAACTTAGCCATAGCAAAGTTGGTTTGATTAGTGTAAGTGTTTAAGGCATTGCCAACGCCACCAACACTTGTTGAAGTAGTTGTGGCGATACAAGCTGTATCGTTACCAAGGGGAGGGGTGAAAAGACAAAAGCCGAAGCCTGTTGTACCCAAAACCATCTTCCCACGAAGAAAAGCTTTGGCCTTCTGAGAAGGTTGAGGATAGCCATAAGGGATGCATGCTCCGCATGGAGTGTACTCAGGGTCAAGAAGCGCAGAAGCGTAATGCAAAGTGCACGGTTCTACGTTATGTAACGTCTTCATTGATCCATTCGGTCCGGTCCTCCGAAAAGCTCTAGCGCGAGATCTATTCCGTCGGCGAGGTTTTCCACGAGGGAGTCCAACTCGGGATTCGAGTTGAGCAATGCGAGCAAGTGCATGGTTAGTAGCGGCGTCCGTTGTAACGATCTCAGATGGTACTCCAAGCTGGAAAGCAGTCTTTCTTGTTCGAAGCCGTCGTCTAGGACGTTGGGGCCTAACAATTGGTGGTCTTGCGATATTTCCATTCATAAACGATTTATAATGACTAGAGAAAACTTGTGTGTAAGTAAATCGTTCGGCGCGCCCATACGCGCGCCTATTTCTAGTCATGTTCCCGCCGTCCTTAGACAGCGAGGGCCTCAGCCCTCTTACCCTTGCGCTTTACGCGCGGTCGACGCTTATGGCGCTTGTCAGCGGGGTCGACGTCCAAAGGGTATAATTCTCCGTTTATTACAACGGGATCCTTTACAGCTATGGAAGCTTCCTCGTTAAAACAAGGGCATAAAAGCATTTCATCAACAGATTGGCAAGTATCAAGCCAATCACAAAAGGCATAATAATCAAAACACGGCAACACTGCCTCGGTGTAGGACAACATCCACTCAGCATAAAAATTAGGATACTGATCTTCAGTTATTTCACTACCCCAGCGACGTATTTGTCTAGTCTCCTCATTTAGATCTGGTAAGGATCCATTCAGAAAGACGAAGCGTTGACAAAAGTCACCCAAAATTGGAGTGTTGAGGTCGGTCGCATAAAAGCTCCTAACCTTTTCCGCTAGCTTAACAATTGGCTCCACCTTAAGTGGAACTGACGCATGAAATTTGGTCAGTTGACGTGGTAAGTCCGCACAACTGTTGTTGTCGCCATAAAAGACATCAGGTCCATAAACGCGGGCTAAAAATTTTATTCCTTGTTGCCCACGTTGAACGGGAGATAAAGTCAGGCATTGCCCAACTAACTCACCGGCTTTCTTCAGATTTTCGGTGGGTACATCAGCTGTTAAACCGTCGTCACCACCATAAATCCCCGCGGCTCCAAATGCCTCTGCGGGTATCATGAATAAGCCATTGACCTTAGTCATTCTGGCTGCCAAATAAGCTACAAACTTATTTGCTAAGCTATTGAATAGCGCCGTTTCAGGTGACCCTGATGCACGAGCTGTGCCTTGATCATATTCTTCACCTAGTGTAGTATAAGCGGTCATGTTGTATTGAGATTCATGCAGTTTCTTTAACGCCGCATGAAACTTCGGGTCAAAGCATGCCATTAAATACATGTCTTCAAGCTCACGAAGTAAACTTGACACTCTACCATCAAACCTAGAAAAATCTGATTCAACGACGAAATGTTTCGCGTGCTCGCATACGGATGCGACAGCGTCGGCTACCTCTCTTGGGGTTTTCCCAAAGGCGTACCATGAAAATTTCTTGAAATGCTCTGAAGCGGCATATACAAATTTGGAATATGCGGCTTTGTCGTGGCCATTTATCTGAGAAATGTTTCGCGGATCCTGAGCTTTGCAATATGCTTCTTTCTTCATAAACGTTTGAATGTTACGTTTTGGCAAAGTGTAATTTGCTTCCTCAAGGATTTTCCGCTGTGATGGTTTGTTTTGTCTGTCATATAGCTCATCATCATCAACCGGTGCCATCTTATGCCTAATATCTTCGGGTACGAGAAGTTCAATAAACTCCTTCATGCAGCCAAAAACAAATGCATTAGGTACTAGTGGGCCAGGTTTAACATCAGTGATGCGAGTCTTGATCATCCTTTTCTCATTACCAACAGTAGCATCTGGTGAATAACACCCAGGAACTATCGGTTGCATGAAAGGGGCCATGATATGTTTGGCTTCAGGATTAAAAGTCTCAACATCAAATTGATAATGATTGATAGAGGCAGCTAAAGGAAAAACAGTCATTAAGTGTTTAGGATTCTTCTTACGGTGGTACTCCAATAACAGTGCAGCTGAAGGACGATCATTCTCACACAACGACATGCATTGAGCCATCGTCAAATCGTATTTGCTCGTGCGAGCAAAAGACGCTAGTGTGGAATCGTGAACTGACAAAATCGTGGCACATAAGTGCTCATTCGCCCGAGCTGTTGACATGAACAACCCTTCAGGTGAATGTATTCTCAAGCGAGTATAGTCTCCATCATTGACGCGTAATCGCGTTAATAACGGGCCCGACATAAATGCGAGAAACAAGATAATGTTAATGCTACCTGTCCAGCTTTTAACTGGAGTTAAGCATATAAGTTCGTGATCATCGGCTGTTCTGCGCCGATCAACGGAATAAACCGCAATCACAGGAGTGAACCAAAAGCCGTAAAAGCATTGGACACTAAACACGATAATAGTATCGGGACTGTAATTCCAAACTCGATGTGTGTAGCAACCCCCTCCATCAACGAGATATGTGACTTCGTCTTTAGTATTGAAGGTGTAGCTATACTCAGAGCCTACTGCCGCCGCTTTCGACGGTTGGAACGTATAAATAAGATGCTGCTGAAAATTAGTAGCTAAATAGTGAGGCATATCGATATAAGGATCTACATCAATTGCTACAAGCAAGGCATCTTTAGGAGGGTCATACTGCTCAGGCTCACTGTTAAAGTCTTTTGCCCAATAATACACCCTGCAGCCTTCTCTGTTCTTCCTAACGTCACTAGCGCATCGTTGCACAAAATAAGGAGTGACGCCCAGAAGGGCCGCATAACGTTCACAAAACAACGACGCTCTTGACCTATCTGCCGCGCATTCTCCATGTGTGTGATGGGTTACGGGTTTGATTTCAGTCAGAGGTAAGGATGTGAATAGGGAACGTGCAGTCTGTGGTAAAAATTTGGGAAGACGTGCACCTACTGCTAGAAATTTTGATACAACCCCTTGTAGCCAAAATTCCGGTGTGATCGCGGTATAAACGTAACTGGCACATTTAAACACGAAGTAGCAGGACGACGCAAAAGCGCCGATTTGTATTAAAGCGTGAGTGAGACTACGAGCTCTCTCGCCGAGGTTATCGGCCATTCGCAAAGAACAGAGAAG